TCATCCGTGCCGTGTAACCGCTGGCTGTCTTCTGGAAGTAGAAGCGCAGGTTCTTGCGGGCATAGTTCACCGAACTGGTACCCTGAATACGCAGATATATGTCACGGGCTATCCAGTCCAGCGCCCGGTTCTCGCCGTTGTAGAATCTCACTTCCCGGCACAGTTTGTTGGCCTTCTTGTTGTTCAGCTGGGCCAGCGCATCCATCACATTCAGCGTGTCGCTCTCGCTCGGCACTTCACTGCCCACGCTGCCCGTTCCTATCAGTACCAGGATCGAGTTCCGGCGTTTCTTCATCAGTCCCATCAGTTTCTCCATGCTCACCGTGTCCCCCTCGTTCAGCACGCGGTTGTCCTCATCCAGCGAACGCACGCCCGGTTCCCCGTCGGCATCCTCCAGGTGGTTGCGGTCCACAATGTAGTTGTTCAGCACCTCGTCCGAGGTCAGCGCCTTGTTGTAGATGCGCACACTCTTCACGTTCAGGTCCGCACCCGTTGACTTGAACTCCAGCTGGCTCTGGATGTTGAATTTCACCTTGTCCAGCCATTTGGAAGCTGCCGATTCTTCACCGTTCACATAGAAGCCAATCAGCGTGCGCTGTTCGTTCGTCTGCACGTTCGGGTAGAACACGTAGGTAATGCGGATGTTCGTGCCCGGCTGGAACTTCGTACCCACCGAGTCCTCATAGCGCAGCATCTGTCCGGCATCCATCGCCTCGGTCACCACGCCGGTCAGGAACTTGGCCTCTTCCGGGGTCACAATCAGCCCGTACCGGTTGCCGTTGTCCAGCTGCCCCAGACAGGTGATCAGCTCGGCATTCGTGTTCGTCACGTTGGCCGTGCTGTATTCAATCTCCAGCGTCATGCCCACGTCACGGATGGCAAATCCCTCCGGCTTGTCCGCTTCGTTGAAGGGGCGGTATCCTCCGTCGGCGGTCAGGGTCATGCCAGCACCGCCGGCCAGCAGCAGGCGGTCCTTGTGCCAGCCGCTTCCTGCCCCGTATTCGTTCACGCTCCACAGCACGTCCCGGAACTCCATGCGCTTGTCACCGCTCACCCATCTGGCCGGGTTGTTTTCCGTGTTGCTGCGCCCGAAGGCATCAAACGTACACACCGCATCCGGTGCCAGCGTAGCTTCAATGTCGGGGTGCGATGTCGTGTTCACCTTCACCTCAAGCACGGCATCACCGCACGACACACGGTAGTCCAGCGGTTCCACATTTACGTTGGTCCGCCCGTAGCTGCCGGTCTCACCGCGCTGCAGCAGGTCTTCCTTCACCACACTGCCCTGATTGGTCACTTTCACGCGGGCCGTGTACACATCGCGGTCATAACCGGCATACGAAAAGCTCCATGCCGTGAACTGCTCTGCCTCCAGCACCGGGCGTTTCCATTCTCGCAGGAACCCTGCCGCCCGGTGGCTGAACATCATGCCGGCATAGGCCGTCACACCGCCGCCTGCCTTCAGCAGCGTAATGTAATGCACCTGGCTCACCACACCGGAGCTCTCATGCTGTGCGTAGGCTTCCACCACGTTCGTACCTTCCTGCATCTGCGTCAGCGGGATAGTCACGTTCTTCTGCTGCACCCCGCTGCCGGCCGAAAGACCGAGGGTAAAAGCCTGGCCGCCGTTCACACGGTAGTAGATGTTCTTCTCGCCGCTCGTACCCTTGGCCGTAAAGGGGATGTTCACATCGTTCCGGTACCCGCCATCAGCCAGCCCGTTGCCCACCGAGTAGGTGGTCTCCAGCGTCATGGCCACCATGGTCACCTTGGCTGTGGCTGTCTTCATCAGCGTGCCGCCCTGGTAGGTAGCCTGCGCCTCCACCTGCACGGTATAGGAGGTGGCATCCTTCAGGTAGGGCGATGCGTCAAAGGTGTAGCTCTGTCCGGCTGTCACACCCACAAATTCCGCATCCTGGAACTCACTGATCACAGTCGAACCGCGCTTCACAATCACGCGGGCTTTCAGGTCGCTGTAGCCGTCCACCGTACCGCCACCGGCAGTACCCACGCCCACGGAGTATTTCACCACAAAGCCGCTTCCCAGTGCCAGATACTGCTGCGAGGGAAGTCCCGCGCCGCCGCTGTCCGTCAGGTCAATGTTCACCACCACCTTGTCGTCGTCGGTGTACTTCGAAAAGCGCACCTCCTTCGAGCTTTCGCCGCCCTGGTTATCCTTCTGCTTGACGGTCATCACATACTGGGTGCCGTCCTCGCTGTCCTGCACATCCACGTCCGTCACCGTACCCACCATCGCATCAAACACCGTTCCGGATGTAGGGGGCTTCGTCTCGCCGCCCACCAGTTCCTCGGTAGGGGTACGGTTTGACAGCTCTTTCTTCAGAAACGCTTCGACATCGTCCCCGGCATAGGCATGATAGGTGCCGTCCGGCTGTTTCTGGTTCCACGGTGTTTCAAGATTCATCGGATGTTCAGTCGCATTGATGATTCCGCTTATTTTCCTTTTTGCCATAATACTGTCCTTTTATAATAATCATTCATTTATCAGTTTTACTGCTACCGTTCCATGCGTCCGACCCGTTCCACGGCTCGTCGCCTTTCCAGTATCCAAGTCCGAAACAGCTGCTGATTGCGGACCATACCAGCCTTGCCCCGGCATAGACAGCCGACAGGGCACGTTTTCCCACATACGCAGCCGTTATTTCCTTACCGCCTATGGTTATCATCGTCAATCCTCCTCATAAATCAGATACAGCGTATTCGCATCCTTGTCCGGCAGTGCTTCGTAAGCATCCCCGCTCATCACCTCATGCCGGTAGGCCAGCAGTCTCAGGCGGCCTTCTGTTCCGGTATATACGGCATCGCCCAACAGGTAAAGCTTGTCCGGCAATATGCCTGACCGGTCCGCACTCATGAACATGCCGGCAGGGGACACACCCGCCACGTCCCAGTCCCCGTACAGGGTGGAGTCCATGTGGTAGGCGAATTTCCCGGCACCGGCCACATACACCACGCTGCCACCCGGCTTGGTACACTTGTCAGGTAAAACGTTTCCGGTTTCCATCCATGAGGAAAAGCGTGCGGTAGCTCCGCCGACGGCTGCTGCCGTAGTCTGTTCCACCTTGGCTGCGGCATTTTCTGCCTTGGCTGCCGCTTCGTTGGCCTTGGTTGCGGCTTCCATGGCGGCCTGCGTCTTTTCCTCCAGTCCGGCTACGGCTCCTTCCGCTTTCTTGGCGGCAGCCTCGGCACGGGCGGCGGCATCGCTCGCAGGCTTCCCTATCAGCTCCAGGGGTACGTTCACCATCTTGCCGTCCTTCTCGCCGGGCAGTGATTTCACACCGCTCAGCGAGGTGACGGTTTCCAGGTCCTCCACGCCGGTAGAGGACTGGAGCACACGGTCCAGCACTTCCTGAACCAGTTCTTCTTGTGTCATTTCTGCCATACTCATTCGTTTTTATCGGTTTCTGACCCGCCCAGGATTTCGTTCAGGGCATCTATCACATTGGGAAGACAATAGCGTTCCACCGCCATGTGTATCATCCCGGTTTCCTCATCGCTGAACTCGGTCTCGCCGGTACTCTCGAAAATCTTGAACGCAAGCCGATGGGCCTTGATGCCACTGACACGCGTATACAGCAAATCGGCTATCTGCTCACGTGCATCGAAAACCTCCCTCGTCTGACGGGTTATTCCGGTGGGAACGCTGAAATTCCTGAAATCTAACTTTTTCATATATATCTGTTTTTTAGGATGAATGATTCAATATCTGGTAACGGAATCCGTCCGCTTTTGTAATAAGTACCGTTACGGAGTCCCCGGATGCCATCTCGTAGTTTTGCAAATCTTCATTGTGGTTATAGATACCTTTTAGTATGATATTCTTTGAACCGGGTCTGACCCTGAACGTGACAATGGCTGCAAAATCGGTAGGCAAGTAACTCATGCCGAACTTGTATGCCACAGAACTTTCCGACGGCAGCGTAACCTCTACCTTACTGTAGTTGGGTTCATTGTAATACATCAAAATGATATTGTGTTGTGAGAAATCCACCGTGTAGTTTCCACTTCCGAAGGTAAGCAGCTTGGCTTTCGTATTGATAAACGCCGGGGCAAGTAATGCCGCATTGCTGCTGATACCGTAGTTCTTCGTACCGCCGGTAACATCTATAAACAATCCATAGTTCGCTTGGTCGAAGCCGTAATTCCCGTATATATTGGGGGCTGAGTTCACGATACGACCGACAGCGGTAAAAGCTCCTCCTGCAGAAGACGGTATCACATCATCACCGAACATCACATATCCTTTGCTGCCGCCGACACGGAAAAAATCATCATAAATGGCAAGACCGCCACCGCTCCCGTGAGAGTCGGCCACAGAACCGATACGGCCGTTCCCTATCTCAAAGCCGCCAATTTTCCCTTTGCTGCTGTCTATCTCTCCGGTAAACTTACCGTTGGTCGTTTCAATGCTGCCGTCTTCCAGTATCTTGAAGTTGCCGTTGGCCGTTACCAGTCCCTCCAGCTGTATATGGTCGGCTGTCAGCTTGATTTTGCTCACGGTATTTCCGTACTCGTCCTCTTCCTCCACGCTCACCCCGATAAGGGCAATCTTTCCTGTATTGTCCTGCGCATACAGACCGGAACCTTCAGGCTTTATGACAAGCCCGGTCTCTTTCAGCGCATTACCGTCCTTGTCGAAGACCGCCGCTGAAATCTTTACCAGCCGGTCGCTCTGTTCGAACAGTGTACGGTACTTATAGGCCAGTGCGTCCGCCTTGTTGGTAGAGAATACCAGCAGCGAAATGTAAATCACGCCCGTAAACGACAGCTTGAAGTCTCCCGTACCGTTCCAAAGGCCGTCCAGCGTGAACATCTTCTCGCCGCCAACGGGCAGGTCCTCTTCATGGCCGAACATGTTGAAGTTTTCAAACCCAGTCTTGTCAGCACCCACAAATTCGATTTTCAACCGTCCGGCCTTGATGACCCGGTAGCTGAAGGACAGATACACCACGCCGGGCACCCGTTCGCCCTGGCTGTTCGTCTGCCGGTACTCCGGTACCAGCCGGAAATCCTCCAGTTTCTGCATGATATAGCTGTTCCGGATATAGGCATAAGGCACCTTGCCGTCGGTCCGTATCTCGGCATGCCCGTCCGGCTTCGTACCGTAAGGACCGCCGTTCGCCCAGATCCAGCGTCCGCCCAGGGTGAACAGCGTAGCCTTGCTGCCCGTCTTCCATTTGTCCATGCCGTCGGCAAAACTGCTGTTGTCCAGATAGCTCTGGTCTTCGCGTATTTCCTTGCGCAAGCTTTCCACGGCCGAATGGATTTTGCCTTCGGTTATCTCAAACCGCGTCAGGATGTCCTCGCCGGTCATCAGCACAAACGTGCCCTTCAGCCACACGTTGTCAGCATACAGGCCGTTTCCCTTCGGTTGGTTGTCTGCCGGGAAAGCGCTGCTCTTGATGCCGTCCAGCTTACCCAACCGACAGCGCAGGCAGCCGTTGAAGTTCTTGGCCTTCACCCCGTCCAGAATGTCGATACGGGGCTGCCCGTCCTCCGTGGCCGCTATGGAGATAAGGTTCTGCCGGAGCGGGTTTTCCGTGTTGCCCATCAGCACGCACTCATCACCTGCCTCCGGCTTCACCCCGCCAAACTCGCTTACCGGGACCAGTACCCCGTTGGCTATCACCGAGGCCACCTCCACCCAGTAGGATTTTAGCCGGGTTCCGCCTGTAACGGCACAGCGCATCAGGTCATGGGCCACAAAACCCGATTCCTGCTCAAACACGATGCGGTAGTTGTCGCCCTGCTTCACCACGTCCTTGATCTTGCCGTTGGCTGCCGACACCACCAGCTGCCCACACACGCTGCGGACCTTCTCTATCAGCAGTTCCAGTGCCACCAGGCTTTGCCGGGCAGTCACTTTGTCCACCGTCAGGTTCGTCAATCCGGTCAGCTGGTCAATCCAGAGTTGCCAGCCCTCACCGGTCAGCCCGTCCACAAACTCCGTGCTACGCAGCAGTTCGCGGATCACGGCGGTCAGGTACTCGGCATTGCCCTCACCGTCCACGCTGCCGCAGGGCTTGCCACCGGAAGCCTCGCCAAATGTTACTCCCTTCAGAAAGCGGATGGGTTCTTTGGCCGTATCCGGCTTGCTCTTGTTCAGGAACTCTTTCTGGCTGCGCCTGGCTGAAAACAGGTTGTTGTCCGTGGGCAACGTCTTGTCCCAACTCCGTATGATGTCCGGAAGGGCTGCGCCTTCCGTCTTTGATTTCGTATAACTCTTCAGCGCACCGATGCTGTCCGTCACCTTGTCAAACTTGCCCACCTGCAACGCATCGCTTATCTCGATGTCCATCTGCCCGGGTTCGTTCACCTTGCGGCTGATTCTGGTGATACGGCTCTGCCGGTAGCCTTTTTCCGGAAAATACTTCCGGCTCTCCAGCTTCACCCGTCGGCCCACAAACAGGTCGATGCCGTGCTCCTCTATATACACAGGGTCCGTCGGGGCCTTGTAGGCGGCAATGTCCAGCCAGTACTCCTTGTTGTACTCGTCCACCGCAACCGCAAACTCCTCTTCGGCCAGCCGGTAATACTCATCCGGCATCCGGATGTTCCACAGGATATAGGTGTCGCCTGCCCGCGGCACCAGCTTGCCGCCCGGCAGCTGGGTGTCGTCATCGTAGGGCCAGATGGTGATCAGTTCGAATTCACGTCCCGGAAATAATAGACGGTGAATTTGTTTCCTTCATCGTCTGCCACCTCCTCGCTGCGAACCGAGCTCACCGTACCCACCCGGTGGGGGTAGATACCGCTGAAGGCATCCTGCTCGTAATGGTCATAGATGCCGTATTCCTCCACGCCCTGCTCGATGTACTTCTTCCCGCCGGGGAGCATCAGCCTCGGGCTACCGTATTTCTCCGCATCGATGTTGCGGGTCGAACCTACCGGGAACAGGCGGGTGTAGAACTTGGCCGTGTTGCTGGTGTCTCTTTCCAGCGAGGTCAGCCCCTTGCCATAGCCAAGGGCGATTTCTTCCCCGTGTTCACAGCGGCACACGTTCACCGTCTGCCCCTCAATCCACCATTCCACCTTGCCGCCGGCTTTTTCGGCAATGGCTTTCAGCGCTTCGTCGCAGTACATCCCCTCGTAGTCTATCGTGATCAGCTCCGCACCTTCCACCGTACCCACCTTCCAGTCGGTCGTGTGGCCCATGCCGTCATTGATAGCCTTCACCACCATCGCCACATGCTCGCGGGGCGTGGCCGTCAGTGTAAACAGAGGGTTGGTGTCCCCGTCTGTCGTTTCCAGCACCAGGAACCGTTTGATCAAGCTCTCCACACCATACAGCTTCAGGTCATAGTCCCATTCACACTCGTTCACCTGCTTGGGGGTGTAGCGTTCCGTCAGCCAGTACCGCTCGCCCAGATAATCCGTATAGTCGTTCACGTCAAGGGCGATATGTTCGTAATGGGTGAAGGAAAGGGACAGGACATTCTCTCCCTGAACCTCCTTCTGTTGGGTGGAGCTGTCATCCGGAGCGATGTCCGCACGTTTATTGCCGTTTCTGTCATATATGGTCAGCATGTCCGTAATCCTTTAAATATCGTTTGAACTGCATTTGAATGTCGTTAAATCACCGGTACCGGCTCGCGGAACTTCACTTTGAATTTTCCGGCATGCACACCCTCTTTCCACAGGTAGGTCAACGGGGTGAACTTCGTGCAGTCCGCATATTTGACACGAAGGGTCAGCTCAAGCTGGGGAAAAGAAATGTCGAGCCATCCGTCCCGGCCCTTCTTCAGGAAATTCACGAAAGCGAAATACCGCTTCATCCATCCCGACTGTGTCCGGGCGTACAGGGCAAAGTGCAGCGTCACGTCGCGTGCCTCGTTCCTCGGGGTAAGCACGGCGCTGTATTTTTCCCCGTGCTCTTCCCGTATGTCCACGGCAGTGTCCTTCTTCGCCTTGCTCGGGGTCAGAATGGCCGTCAGGTTCTCCATGCCGCCGCGCCGGTCTTCTACCAGAAACACGCCGTATTCCGTCCAGATGTCCGTGCCGTTCACCAGCACCAGTCCGCCAAGTATATCCGCCATATCACTTCACTTTTAGTCCGTCACGTATCATTTTCCTTATCTCGGCCTTTATTTCGCCCAGGTGCCCCGCACTCGTACCGGTATGTTCATCGATACGGGCAAGATACCCCTCGGCGGTGTTCATCCTGTCGATGACGCTCTCCATCTTGTCATCGATGCTCGACCAGTGTTGCAGACCGCCGGTGAACATGCCCTCCAGCTTCGTGCCCTGGTCCTGCGTCATAGCCGTAAAGCCGCCGGCCTTCGCGCTCTGGGACGCGCCACCCTGCTGCGTCTTGTCATAGCCCGTAGCCGCCGCCAGATTGTCACGCAGGGCAAGGGCTTCATCCACATACTGCATGTACTCATCCATCAGCGCGTTCCGTTCCGCTTCGGTCAGATCGTTGTCCTCCATCGCCTTGCCGAACTTCTCCCACCAGCCCTTCAGCTTATCGCTGTACAGCTCGCCGATCTTGTTGCTCAGCATCGCACGCATGAAGTATTCCGAAATGTCCTCAGCCGCATCCCTGGCACCGTACTTCATGTTCATCAGGTTGTCGATGAAGCTGCTGTACATACCGTCGAATGAAATACCGGTCAGCCCCTCATACAGCTGGTCGGTCAGTTCCTCCAGCTTGCCGGCCTGGTCTATATAGTCATCCAGCTTCTCGGTCAGTCGCCCGCCGTAGCCGCCCTTGCCGGTGTCCTGGATCTGCGTCCACATGTCCACGTTGCTGCGCAGCGCCTTCATCTCCTCCGGGCTCA